ACAAACTCAGTAACACTTGACTATGTAGCAAAAGGATTTGGTAAGGAGATCGTTTAAATGGCTCAACATGATATGAACATAGCTAATCAGGGCTTTCCGGCAACGAGAGCGGATTTAAATAATGCCTTACAAGCACTGGTTTCAAACTCATCTGGTACATCTGCACCTAGCACAACATTCGCTAATCAGTGGTGGTATGATACAACGAATAATAAAATGTATCTCCGAAATGAGGCAAATAATGCTTGGATAGAGGTATTTACGTTAGACCAGACTAATAACGAATGGCAGCTAACAACCGGAGTTATTCAAGCTAAAGATAGCGATGGGCTTGCTCTTAAAACAGATGATGGAACGACAAGATTATTCATCGTTGATAGTGATGGTGATGTTGGTGTTGGAACGACTTCACCAAGAGCAAAGACTGAAGTTTATGACTCTAGTGTTTCGGCTGTTTTCGATGCAGGAAATCTGTCAACTTGGCGAGTTATGCAAGTTCGCAACAATATTGAATCAAATACAGGAACAGCAGCAGGGATTGCATTAGGTGGTGATGGTAGTGGTGACACTGAGACAGCAGGAATTGTCGGGATAAGTGATAATTCTAGTGGTGGTGTTTGCCAACTTGCATTTATTACCGCTACTGGGAATAATTCAATCGAGCGAGCGCGTATTTTAGCTCATGGAACATTTACAATAGGTTCTGGCACTGAAGATGCAGGATATGGCCCATTACATATTGGTAGTACTTCTACCGCTAGTACGGTAATGCAAATGCTTTCATCATCAACTGGATATAACACAATTCACTTTGGTGATGCAACAAGTGGTGCTGGTAGATATGTTGGTTACGTTCAGTATAACCATAATGATGATAGTTTAAATTTAAACGGAAGTCAGACAGTTAGAATGGCTATTGCCGGTACTACTAGAATGCTTCTGGATGACAATGAGTTTTATCCAAGCCCAGATAATTATGTTACGCTTGGTTGGAGCGGCGGTCGGTTTGTTCAAATTTTTGCTGTTAGCGGAAGTATTAATACTTCTGATCGTAATGAAAAACAAGATATTGAAGATTTATCAGAAGCAGAAAAAAGAGTAGCAGTAGCAGCTAAAGGATTAATTAAGAAATATCGTTGGATTGATGCGGTGCAGAAAAAAGGTGATGATGCTCGTATTCATGTTGGTATCATAGCACAAGATTTGAAATCAGCGTTTGAGGCCGAAGGATTAGACGCACATAGATATGGAATGTTTTGTTCTGATACTTGGTGGACAAAAGATCGAGTTGTTCCGGCAGTAGAAGCCGTTGAAGCACAAGACGCAGTGTATAACGAAGAAGGTGATCTTGTCAGTGAGGCTGTTGAAGCCGTTGAAGCACAAGACGAACACACTGTCACAGATACTTTTAGAACATCCGATGAAGCTCCCGATGGAGCAACAGAACACACTAGGCTGGGTGTTAGATATGATGAACTTTTCGCGTTTATTATAGGATCTATGTAATGGATAGACGTAGCGCATCATCAGCTCATGAACGCATTGACAGCATCGAGAAGCAGTTAGTTGCGCTGCAAACGACAGTGGATATTCAAATGCGAGACCTTTTCAATAGAGTAAAGAGATTGGAATATATGTATCTCGCAACTTCGGGTTTTATTATAGCTCTTTTGCTTCGGATAACATTGATGGGGTGACATCATGGATCTGCCTAAAGTAAATATACTGACCGCAGGAACAATGGTGGTGGCTACTGTGGGAACAATCAGCGGAGCCATCTGGTATGCCTCTGGGCAAGCGTCAATCATTGAAGGGCTGACAGAGCAAGTTGAAACTCTGACAATAGAGAACAATGCCACAGATAGAACTAATTTGATTCGTGACGTGGAACATAATACGGAACAGATTGAGGATATCATTGATTATATTGTCGAACTGGAAGAGGAAGGCGAGGAAACTTTGGAAGAGGTTTATTCAGAGTTCGAAACCGTCTACGATGACATGGAAGGT